TGCTATGTCTATGTTTATTCAACTTATTATGGAAATTGACCAAAGGAGAAAATGATGGGTATTTATGACATTAACGGTGGTGGACAACCACAACAAGAACCACAACAAGTTACAGTGGACATCAATCAGGCATCAGATATTGAATGTTCAAAATGTGGTAATAAATTCTTTCACGAAGTAACATTCTTCAAAAAGATTTCTGCACTACTTTCACCAACAGGACAAGAAGGTATCATTCCAATTCCAACTTATGCTTGTTTAGAATGTGGTAATATCAATGACGAATTTATGCCAACAAAAAGACAACAACTAAACGATTAAGGATTATCATGGCAAAAAGTTTATTTGATCATATTAAAGGTGTTACTTTCCGTAAAACAAAATGGGAAGAACTTTCAGAAGAAGATACAAAGTCTTGGAGCAATTATATGATTGCTCGTTTCTTTTCAATGGAACCAGAATTTGTTGAAGTCATAAATGAATTTCAAACATATTCAAATGGAATACTATCTTCAAGAGATTACTATAAACTTTTGCTAGATATTCTACCAAAGAAATCAATCTTTCTGAAATACATAAAGTCCAAACACAAAATGGAAATAGAACCACAAATTCTATCTACATTTTGTAACCACTTTGAGTTGGGAAGAAATGAAGTGTATGAGTATATTCGTTTTATTAAAGAAAACAATCCAGATGAATTGACCGATATATTAAAACGATATGGAACACCCGAAGCGGATATTACTAAATTTGAAAAACAATTAAAGAATATAAAATGAGGAACACTAAAATGGCAATAACAGAAAGAGATTTGGGTATAAAAAAACACGAAGCTGTTTTGGAAATAGAAGAAAAGTTTCCTGTTATGACGGCAGAATTTAAGAGAATACAAGCCGAACAATATGAATTGTTTTGCCGTAAGCAGAAAAATTATGGTCCGGATAATATATCCATGGGTTCATCATTGGAAAGAGAAGAAGATAGAAAGTTATCTTTACAAGGATTGTTTTTCAGATTGAACGATAAAATAAACAGATATAAACAAATGATTATGTTTGGTTCAAACGATGCAGTCGGTGAAAGTCTTGATGATACATTCAAAGATATTTCTGTGTATGGTATCATTGCACAACTTGTTCAGTCTGGCAAGTGGGGTAAATAATGCCTAACAGAAAAGTATCTTTTTCACAATATCAAATGTGGAAGGATTGTCCTCATAGATGGAAACTAACATACATTGATAAACTTGCAACATATCAACCATCAACCGCTGCTCTTTTTGGAACAGCGATGCACGAAGTATTGCAAGAATATGTTAAGACCATCTATGAGAAATCAATCGTTGAGGCAAATAAACTTGACCTCAATGAAATGTTACAGGCAGGTATTCGGAATGAATATAAAAAACTACTTACCGAAAATAAAGATGTTCACTTTTCCACCGATAAAGAACTAAAAGAATACTATTCAGATGGTGTTCAAATCCTTAATTGGTTTAAGGCACATAGAGCCGATTACTTTCAAAAGAAAGATTATGAATTGGTTGGTATCGAATTGCCTATAAACATAGTTCCACTTGAAACACATCCCACAGTTAAACTAGTTGGCTTCTTGGATTTGGTTATTAAGAATACAAAGACCGGTGAGATATACATATATGATTTCAAGACTAGCACAAATGGTTGGAACAAATATACCAAAGCCGATAAAGTAAAAACATCACAACTTGTTCTTTACAAAACATATTATGCAAAACAATATGGTATTAGTCCTGAGGAAATAAATGTTGAGTATTTAATTCTTCGTAGAAAGATTATGGAAGATGCCGAATATGAGGCAATGAAACAGAGAGTTCAAAGATTTGAACCATCCAATGGCAAAGTTTCTCAAAATAATATCAAGAAAGAAATTGCAGAATTTATCACCACAAACTTCACAGAAGAAGGTGAATATAAATTGGATGTAATACAACCTGCCGAAGGCGGTAACAATTATTCTAACTGCAAGTATTGTGAATTTAATTCCAAAGAAGAACTTTGTCCGAAAGAAAAAAGAAACATAATGCCATTCTAACTATTTTATTTTATTATGGATATAACTGTATTTGCTATTTGTAGAAATGAAGAAAAAATACTACCATATTTCTTAAAACACTATTCTTCTTTTTGTAAAAAAATTATTGTCTATGATAATGAATCGGATGATAATTCCGTTGATATAATAAAATCATTTCGTGGATGTAATACCGAGGTTCGCACTTACACAACAAATGGTAAACTTGATGATAGTGTATTAAAGAAATTAAAAAATTGTATACATAAATTATCAGAAACAGATTTGGTTATAGTAGTTGATTGTGATGAATTTTTGTATCACCCAAACATCGTTAATTTTATACAAAATAATAAATACTCATATTATCAAACCACTGGTTATGATATGATAACGGAGAAGTTTCCAGATGATTATAGTTTACCCTTAACCCATCAAGTGAAGTATGGGGTTTACTGTTCGTGGTATTCAAAATCCGTTCTTTTTGATAAATCTATTATTTCAAATATGAATTTTTCCATTGGATCACATTGGTGTAATCCTTCTGCACGAATTGGCAAAACAATTATTCCATATACCGGAGATGAATTGAAATTGTTGCATTACAAAAGACTTGGCTATGAATACCTTATGGAAAAACATAAATTTCGCCAGAACGTTATATCCGAAATCAATCTATTAAATAATTGGGCTGTGGAAACTCCAGAAGATATTAAAAATACATTTGAAAAAGATTTGAAAGAATGTTCACAAATAATACCGTAGATAATCTACTATTTTCTATTGTTTTCTAAAATTCATACATATTTATATGTATGTTTAACTGATAGAGAATGTTGTGGATGCAAAATCAAAATACTCGAGCATACAAATTCGCAATTCTATAAAAGAAGAATTGGCAAACTATTGTCAAGACAACGGATATAAATTAAGTGGATTGATAGAAAAACTTATATTAAATCATTTAACTGGAAGTTTAGGTGTTTCGTGAAAATAGCTCAATTGGCAATCATTGACCTCTCGGTTTATAGGGGCATACATACCTTTACAAAAAATATATCATCACTTGATAGTGTTGATACATTTTACTTTAATCCTAGCGAAACAAATAACTTCAAATCTGAATACCAGAACTGCACAGATATTTCCGAAATGGAAATGAATGAACTCAAAAATAAATTGGAAGGTTATGATATTGTTGTTTTGAACCTCAACAAATTTATCTATGATGTTGATGGTATAGAAAAAAGAAAACCAGAACACAAAGAAAGATTGATTGACTTGGCAAAGATGTATTGTCAGTTGAATACTATAACTGCATTCTTTGACCATGAGATATACCCGTATGAGGGTATGCACTTCAATACAATTTGTGTTCCTGCATTCATAAAGTATAGTGATTATTATTTAACATATACGCCGTTCTTTGTGGATGCACTCAAAGAGTATATCGGAATGAGAGGAACTTCCAGATACACTTTTCAAGTCGGTGGTTATATTGACATGAGTATCTATGACAAGTGGATTGAAAAATCATGGGTAGATAAAAAAGAATTACCATACATTTCAGAATGTGCTTACTATGCTAAATTCAAAGGTCATGGGAACTTCAAACCGATAGTGGAAACAATGGGTAAGTTGGGATTGAAAGATTTATCTGGTAAAAAATTGGTTCATATTGGAAACACTTACTCTCCAGAAAATTATTTCAATCATGTAAAGATATTGGCAGAACACGCAAATGTTTCTCGTAAAACTTTTAGTGATACATTTCTACCAGACTTCGATTTGGATCCAACTGTATTCAAAGTTTTTGATAACGATAAACCGATGATACTTGCTGGAACTTACACTATGGAAAGTATGATGGACTTTTTATCCGGTTGTAGATTTAGTATATCAACAACAAATACAAAAGTGCCGTTCTTCGGAATGTTTATCACACCAAGATTTGAATATGCACAAATAGAAAAGAACTTAATGACTATTCCGATTTATGATAAAACATACATTGACTTATTCAAAGGAACAGAATTTGCAGAATTAGTTTTGTCTTATGATATAAATGATTTGGAAAATTCGTTAAAAAGTCTTATATTGGATATGCAAAAATTAGAACAAGACGAAGAAGAATATAACAGACGAAGATTAAGATTGATACGATTGACCAGAGACATGAATAAACTTGATAACTTTGTTCGTGATATGAAAGAGATAGTTTCAAACGGTAAAAGAAATAAAGATGATTATTCGGAAGATTGGTTTAATTCTTCGTTAGAACAAATGGGTTACAAATTCAAACCATATCGTAAGATGTTATTGAATATGCAAAACGTTTCAACAAACACAACACAAAAGTTTTTTAACATATAAAGGTTTCACATGGCAAAGAAAAAGATATTATTGTTGTCAGATGATATGCGACTAACATCAGGTATCGCAACTGTATCGCGAGATATAGTTATTGGAACTGCGAGAGAATTTGATTGGGTTCAAGTTGGTGCAGCTATAAATCATCCAGAAAAGGGAAAGGTTTTAGATTTATCCGAAGATATTAGAACAACTCATGGAATAGAAGATGCTAATGTCAGAATATACTGTAATGATGGTTATGGTGATCCATTTTTACTTCGTAGATTGATTGAGGATGAAAAACCGGATGCCATTCTTCACTTCACTGATCCAAGATTTTGGGGATGGTTGTATAATATGGAACATGAAATACGCCAACGAATACCTCTTATGTATTTGAACATTTGGGATGGTGCTGGTTTAGTTGGTGATACTGCAACAGATCCAATGTGGAACAAAGAGGCATACGCTAGTTGTGATTTACTTATGTCAATTTCAAAACAAACATACGGAATAAATCATAGAGTGTTAAGTAGATTTGATGAAGAAATTTCTGAAAATAGAATTACATATGTTCCACACGGAATAAATACAAATGTGTACAAACCCATAAAAGAGAATGATGAAGATTGGGAAAATTTATTAAATGAACGTAAAAAAATCCGTGGAACAAATGATAATAAATTTGTTGTTATGTGGAATAACAGAAACATTCACAGAAAACATCCTGGTGATGTAGTTCTTGCATACAAACATTTTTGTCAGCTTGTGGATAAAAATGGCGGTAATGCTGCAGAAGAATGTTTATTATTTATGCACACTCAACCAATTGATCCTAACGGAACGGATTTGGTTGCTTTAGTTGGTGAATTATGTAATGATTATCCAGTCTTATTCAGCGATAAAATAATAGTTCTACAACAATTGAATGTGATATACAATTCTGCCGATGTTGTTATTAATATGGCATCAAATGAAGGATTTG